GACCTGTGCGCCAAGTTGATGATCGAGACGTTGAAGCCGATCACCGGATGGACGGAACCGGACCTTCAGGACCGGATGACGATCAACAGCGCCTACGCGGCCACGGAGGCCGGTAGGAGCTGGGTGGCGGTGAAGGTGGACGCCCCGGCCGGGCAGGGGGGTGCGGCGTCGCTGGACGTGCTGCCCCCGCCGAGTGACCCGCATCGGGTGGCCCGGGAGTTGCTCAGCCAGATGGACAGCACCGGCGGGGTGCTGCATCGCGCCTGGTGGCGGGGGGACTTCTACGAGTGGACCGGGGCGCACTGGGATGTGCAGGAGTTGCCGGTGATGGAACGGTGGCTGTACCGGCAGACGGCGGACGCGGTGTATCTGGTGCCCGGCAAGGACGGTGGCTTCGAGCGCCGGCCATGGGCACCCACCAGGCCGAAGGTGAGCCACCTGGTGCACGCGCTGGGGGTGAGCCACCTGCAACGTCTGGGCGATGAAGATCGGGTATTGGCTCCCCGCAACGGGGTGGTCGATCCGCGAACTCGTGAGCTGATGCCGCACACGCCGAGGATCTTCAACCTGTTCAGCCTGCCGTTCGACTTCGACCCGCAGGCGGGCGCCCCCGGATGGGAGGCGTTCCTGGAACAGGTGCTGCCCGGCGATCAGCAGGCCAAGGACTTCCTGGCGGAGTGGTTCGGGTACGTGCTGAGTGGGCGTACCGATCAGCAGAAGATGGCCGCGCTGATCGGTGGGCGACGCTCCGGCAAGGGCACCATCGCCCGGGTGTTGGGCGCGATGGTGGGCAAGGAGAACGTGGCCGGCCTGAACCTCAACCTACTGCCCGGTACGTTCGGGCTGGAGCCGCTGGTGGGTGCCGCCCTGGCGGTGGCCGGTGACGTGCGCTGGCACTCCCGCAGTATCGCCGATGCGGTGCCCATCCTGCTGGGGGTGATCGGCGAGGACGCCATGAGCGTGAACCGGAAGAACACCACAGCCTGGCGCGGCACGCTGGGTACCCGCTTCATGCTGATGAGCAACGAGACGCCCACCTTCTCCGACCGGTCGGGGGCGCTGGGGGGGCGCATGATCTTCGTCAAGTTCGACCAGAGCTTCTACGGCCGGGAGGACATCTCGCTCACGGACAAGTTGCTGGGGGAGCTGCCCGGCATCCTCAATTGGGCGCTGGACGGTCTGGAGCGGCTGAACGGACGGGGACGGTTCAGCGCGCCGGACTCCGGCCTGGCTGAGGCTGAGGCAGTGCGTCGACTGTCGGACCCCATCGGGGCATTTCTGGAGGACTGGTGCGAGGTGGGGCCGGAGCATGAGATCTCTCTCGATCATCTGTACCTGAAGTACCAGAACTGGTGCGAGGGGGAGGGCCGCACGCGGGACAGCACCACCAAGGAGGTGTTCAGCCGGGATGTGCGTGCGAAGGTCCCGGGGCTCGTGGTGGACCGCACCCGGGTACAGGGCAAGCGGGTGCGGATGATCAAGGGCCTGGGTACCAGCGTGGTGTAGCTGTCCCAGATACTCAGCTCCGTCCCAGCTCTGGCCCGGATCCGACGGAGGATCCGGGCCAGAGTTTTTCCTGCTCAACCCTCTTCTGTCCCAGCTGTCCCAGATAAAACACAGTAGGCAGGTAAATAGAGAGAGAGTAGAGGGCATATATGCAATCTCTAACCGAACTCCGCAAGACCCGGGCCACCTGGGCCGCAGGGGGGCGCTTTCTGGCTGTTTCCGCAGCTCAGGGGCCCGGCCCGGATGTTCGGGTATCTGGGCCACTCTGGTGCCTTGCCGGGCCGCTCTGCTATAGTCGAGCTATGGCCAGCATCGAGCCCAGCACTGCCCCTCATGTCGGACAGTGCCCCTTTTGTCACCGCGAGACCGGCAACGTCACCCGGCACGTGCCCGCCTGCGAACGGGACCGCGCGATCATCGCCCGGGCGGGGGCGCACGCCGCGGAGCCGGAGAGTCTGCATCCGTACGCCCGGCTCCAGAGGGGGGTGAGTGATCTGGATGTCGCCCGCCTGCTGAGAGGGCTGGAGACGGGCGTGGAGGTGTACCCCCACCGCAACACCTACCGGGCGCGCGGAAATCTCCCCCTGGGCGCTCTGGGGCGGGTGGTGAGCGAGTGTCTGCGGCTGGGCCTGGTGCACGGGCAGACGGAGCGCACCGGTCCGGCCTCCTGGAAGGCCTGGCTGGTGCCGGCCCCTACGCATGCGCGCCACCCCGAGGACGGCAACCGCCCCGCCTGCCTGGCCGACTTCACGGCGGGGATCAAGCGATGGCGGCTGCTGAACGATCTGACCTTGGTGGACTGCCAGGCTTGCGTGGATGCTCTCAGTGAGGCATAGTACATCTATGACTACGCGCACCATGCTCAACGGGCCGGCACCCGTTTCCGGCACCTATCGGCTGGGCGCCAAGGGCGGCCGGATGATGGACGCCTGGCAGTTCATCTGGGACCGGCTGGACCGCGCCGAGTTCCAGGACGGGACCGTGCTCGCCGAGAAGGCGGCCGTCCGGTTCCACATCCTCCCGCAGAGCATCATCAGTCACCTGCACCGGATGGCCAAGGAGGGGCATCTGGAGACCGAGCTCCGCCAGGTGGACACGATGGTGATGCGAGCAGGCCGCGAGTTCCTCAGCAAGCGCAAGCGCACCCACTACCGGATCAAGGCGGCAGGCGAGTGAGCACCGCCTACCCTCCCAGAGACTGGCTACCACCACGAGACATGCCCCCCGCGGTGGTAGCCGCCTGGCGGGCGTTCTACCGCAAGGCGTGGCAGGCCTACGGGATCACTCCCGCCCAGTACCGCGCGCTGTACCTCGCGCAACTGGGACGGTGCTACATCTGCCAGAAAGCCAAGGGGATCCACCCGGACGACCCGAAGGGCAAGGGCGGCCGGCGTCTCGGGGTGGATCACAACCACCTGATCGGCAACAACGCGCACGCGGTGCGGGGACTGCTGTGCACCGGCTCGCTGAGCGCGAACACCTGCAACCGGCTGATCGCCCGGTACAGCCAGGATGCACTGGCGCGTGCGCACGGGTACGTGCTGGACCCGCCGGCGTGGAAGGTGCTGCGCAGGCTGGCTGATGAGCCGGACGCGGACCCCACGGGGTGGGCTACGTGAACAGCCCCTTGGTGTGCTTTCCCATGCGCCTTGAGTGGGAGGTGGCCACCGGGCTCGTTGCCACGCCCGTGCCCACCTTCCCCGCCCCTCTGCGGCACAGTGACATGTCGGTGCTCACCCTGGACGTGCCGCGCCCGGTGACCGATCTGGAGATGTACGCCATGAGCCACGGGTGGACCACCAGGCTCACCATGAGCGAGGGTTGGGAGCCGCACGCCACACATGGCCGGCCGAGCGCCAGCCCCAAGGTGAAGTGGGCGGTACGGATGCAGCGCGGAGTGGAACGGGCGGTAGCTGTCCGGACGGATGGCACGTGGTCGTCCATGTGGACATGGAGCACCAGTCATTTCTTCCGGCGGTACGGCACGTTGGAAGCGTTCAAGGGGGCCGTTCGGTGAGTGAGGCTGATCTGAAGGTCACCAAGCTGTCCTATCCGCAGCCCCTTGGTGACGGATGGTGTGATCATGGGCGATCGGTGAAGTTCAATCTTTCCGTCGGGTACATCGGGCATACCGATGACGGCTCGGCGTGTGATCGATGGGTGTTGACTCACGCGGACGCTGCCGAGCGGGGTTATCCACAGCCTGTGGATAACCCTGTGGATAACCCTTATCAGCTGCCTTATCGGAGTGGAGACTCCGGATGACGGGCTCCACGCGCGCCGATCGCGGCAAGCTCGGTGGCCTTAAGCGCATGGAGGTGATGCGCGCGCTGGCCCTGGGCGAGGAGAGCCAGTCGCAGATCGCGGAGCGCTACGGAGTGAGCCAGCCGGCCATCGCACAGTTCAAGGCGCGCTACGCCGTGGAGATCCAGGAGATCCGCGAGAACATGGCGGACCAGTTCGCCGGTCTGTGGATCACCAAGAAGCACAACCGCCTGGCCATGTACGAGGAGATCGCCGCCCAGGCGCTCAAGCCCACACCCAAGGTGACGCCGGCCGGCAAGGTGGTGCGCGATGTCGATCCGATCACCGGCAATGTTGAGACGGTTATGGAGATCGATGGTCGCCTGGCTGCTCAGGTGGCGAAACAGGCGGCGGAGGAGATGGGTCAGTTGCCCACTCGCTTGCAGGTGTCGGGGGAGATGAACACCACCACCACGTACCGGGTGGAGGGTGTGGCGCCTGAGGACTTGCAGTGAAGTGCGGCACGTCGGCTGGTTATCACGCGCATAGGCGCAGAGATGAGCGACCGTGCGCGGCCTGCCTGGCCGCCCGCTACGACTCCACTGCCGACCGTAACGCCGCGCGGGTGAGCGCACTGGGGCGGTTGGCGCGTGAGTACCCGGAACGCTTCCAGGAGCTGTACGTGCAGGAACTGGCTCGGCGCGGGCTGAAAGCGAAGGCACCAGCGGTGGAGGGCGTAGCCCCGGAAGATCTGCAATGAGCGACCCTACCACCACGTATGAAGTGCGCCTGGATGGTGTGCGAGTAGTGCTTCAGGTGCGTGACGCGGCCGGCTGTCACTGGAGCATCGGCGCCCTGCTGGGGGACAAGGCTGCGCACTACGACGGTGAGGATGTCGGGGTGGTGTGGGTGCCGGTGAGTGAGGTGCTACCCGGCGCGCAGGTCGCCGGCATCAAGGTGATCACCGAAGATCTGCAATGATCGCGAGGGGGCCGGCACCGCCATGCCGGCCCCCTCGGTGCTGATCAGGCGGGGGTGACCTTGACCCAGTCGCTGGAGTGCGCGGGGTTGGTGCGCATGTCGTGGCGCATCTCCGTCTTGATGAAGTCCACCCGGCTCTCGTCCACCGTGATCGAGCGCCGTTCCCGCGCCTCGTTCAGGCCGCTGGTCTCGCCGTTGACCTGGGTGACCGTGTACTTCGCCATCTCGGTTCTCCTCTGTAGCTCTCGCTTGCTTGTACCCATACTATAGCAGACCTGTACGGGCCGGCACAACCCCTTGCGCTCATCTCTTTCTCTGCTATAGTAGAGGTATGACTGACGCAGAGAAGCTCCAGAAGATCCGCGAGATCCTCGCCCCCGAACCCACCCACACGCCTTTGCCGGCCAGCGTGGATGCGGAGCTGCGCGCTGTGGCCGCTGACTGGCTGGAGAGCGCCACCCACTACACGTACGGCCAGACCATCCTGGACATCCTGGATGGTCGGTGATGGCAGGGCAGTTCGCCGCCATCGCCATCACGCTCTACGTCGCACATCACGTGGGGGACTACTGGGTCCAGTCGGACACCGACGCGCGCCACAAGGGGGATCCGGGATCGACCGGACGGCTGCACTGCCTACTCCATGTGATCAGCTACCTCATGACCCAGGTGGCGCTGCTCCTGGCGGCTTCCTGGGCGCTCAACCTGCACCTCAGCACGGCCGGCGTGCTGACCGGTCTGGCCGTCTCTGGCGTCACCCATTACCTCGCCGACCGGCGTGAACCGCTCAAGCGCATCGCCTCGTGGATCCCGGGCAAGGCGCGGTTCGCCGCGCTCGGAACGCTGCGGGCCGGCCGCGACGACAACCCGCAGTTGGCCACCGGGCTGTGGGCGCTGGACCAGGCGTGGCACATCTTCTGGGGCGTGTGGGTTGCCAGCCTGCTCATAGCTCTGCTATAGTAGACGTATGAACAAGGCGAGCAACTTCCAGATTAACGACCGCATCGGCTACCGCGCCCCCCTCACCAGTGACCCCGTCCGCGAATGCCGAGTGGCGGAGATCAGCAAGACCGGAGCGCTGCGCATCCAGGAAATCGGCGGACCGCGCATCCCCTGGTGGATCACCCCACAGACCGCACAGGAGTGGGCACACGCTGAGGCGCTGGCCAGTGCATGATCGCTAGGTGACAACTGCCACCGAACTGATCCACCACTTCCGCCCCCGCGGCGCAGCAGCGGAACTGCTGCGCTATCGCGGGGGCGAAGTGCTGATTGCCGGCCCAGCAGGAACTGGCAAGTCGCGGGCGGCACTGGAAAAGATCCATCTCGTGTGCCTGCTCACCCCCAAGGTGCGCGCCCTGGTGATCCGCAAGACCGCCGTCTCCCTTACTGCTAGCGCCATCAAGACCTATGAGTCTGATGTCGCGACACAAGCAATGCTTGATGGCACGGTTACATTCTTTGGGGGGAGCAGGCGAGAGCCTGCCCAATATCGCTATTCAAATGGTAGCTCAATTGCACTGGGGGGAATGGATAACCCCATGAAGGTAATGTCTACAGAATACGACATAATTTTCGTGCAAGAAGCTACCGAATTGGAGGTGGATGAATGGGAGGCACTGACTACGCGATTGCGCAATGGCGTCACCTCTTTTCAGCAATTAGCAGCGGACGCCAACCCCCAGCAGCCCACTCACTGGCTGAAGCAGCGCTGTGATGCCGGCAAGACCCACCACCTGGTGAGCCTGCACGAGGACAACCCCCGCTACTTCGAGGAATGCACCGCGGACGCTCCCAGCGCCCAGCCGTATCAGGGTGTGCGCTCCGGCTATGTGCGCAAGACGCCCGAGGGCGAGTCGTACATGGCCAAGCTGGACGATCTCACCGGCGTGCGTCACCTGCGGCTGCGCAAGGGTATCTGGGCAGCCGCCGAAGGCGTGATCTACGAGGGATGGCAGGATGCCACCCACCTGGTGCCGCGCTTCGAGCCCCCGCGCGACTGGACCCGGCTGTGGGCGGTGGACTTCGGCTTCATCCACCCGTTCGTCTGGCAGGAGTGGGTGATCGATCC